TAAGCATCCAAGTGATGAACTTAGGCTCAGTTGAGAAGTTCCGGTTGAACGCTGAATAGACAGGCACAGGCGTAACAATGGCTTGCAGATGAGCCTGGATCGCCTTCGCGTAGTCAACAGGATTCTTCTGTGATGCCATTAGACCGCCGTCTGAGGATCGTTTCTGTAGCAGCGCATAACCACATGCTGCCGATCATTTGTACTCTTTGCGTCTTCAATACGCCAGGATTCGTTTTCGTAAGTGATGGAGTAATCTCCAGGCGCGGCAACGATTGACTTTGCATTCGGCGAGTAGTTGATGTGGAACTCGGTCACATCGTTGTACTCACGATACTTGTCCTTGATGTCAATCGCGCTGTTTACCTCATGCACCTTTGCCCGAGTCTTGAACCAAAGTGTCTCGGTAACGCTCTGCTCTCCAAACGCACTCTTGGATGTCGTGATGTTGTTGATTTGGATAGTCTCAAATCTTACGATCACAGTACCAAATCCTTGTATGGTCGAAGCAGGTAATCCACTCCAATAGGAATCCTTCTCATAATCTTGTCGTGCGTCTCTGACCTGTTGTTATACAGGTGCATGAGAAGCAGAAGAGAAGCCTGCTGGACCGTAGGATAGTTTGCAAGTTCACTAGCAGCTTGAGTGACTTCAGCGTAGATAGGATTTGTCCTAGAGTTGTTCAGATCACTAGGAGCGCTAGTAACAACAATCTTTGGGCCTGACGCATCGTAGTAGTAACCGTTCGTCGCTACTGTCGTCAGAGTATTCCCACTATTCCAATACTTGACCGCGTCAACCGAAACAGTCGAAACAGGCAAGTCCAGCGTCACATCGGGGCTGGTCATGGCCGACACACCGTAATAGACACGGTAGCCGGTAGGGAAGATAGAGATACCCAGATGATCCTCTACCATCATCCGCGCCGCCAACTCTAGCCCGTACAGTAGATCGTCCTGAGACGTATCGCCATACAGGTTGAGTTGGTCAGCAACAGTAGTAAGAGGAATCCAAGTCGTAGACACATCTCGACTGATCTGCTCAATCTTTTGATAATTGAACGGATTGCGGGAAATCCCGCTGTCGAATGCGATGGTCATGCAGACATCCTAACGCCAGCAAACGGGTCACGCACAGACGAAACAACCCGCTTCTCCGCGTACATCGTGATGAACCCAGGCGCAGTCTGCTCCATCATCTGGATGGAAATATTGCTCTGGTCACCAATGCACATGAATCGCGGCCAGTTCGCCAAGTAGATAGGGAAGCTGGTAGACAAGTATGGGTTAGGAATCACAGGCCAGCCAAACATGCGACCAACCGCCCCACCATCCTCGTCACCCACCTCAAGCAGGATTGGAAGCCCTTGGAGGTCTTTCATTTCCCTTAGAGACTCAATCATTGAGGGACGGATGTGCCAAGCGGTTCCAGGCATTGCCCAATACTGACCCGGCAAGCGAGTAGTCAGAGCAGCAATGTCGTTGTAGACAATCCCGCCAGCAGTTTGAGCCTGAGTCGCAAGCGAGTGGATACCGTTGGTGATTGCCGTGCCAGACGTACCGAACGCAGCACTTGCCGCCGAGGTATACATATCCAAGCCACGAAGGCCAGCAGTCGCACCTGTCGCGGTCGTAGTAGAACCAGCTTGGTCGTTGTTGACTGCCATACTCGCAGCCTCGACCTGACTCCACTCCATCACCAAGTCTTCGACAATCGCGGCTTCCAGATTGTTCACATCGCTCAGAACTGCACTGCGAATAGGCAGCGTGGCAGAAACAGCACGAACAGGAAGTTGCCAGATTGAGGTGTCTACGTTGGGACTTCCAGCGTTGGAACCAGGCGTATAACCCCAAGGGGTAGAACTCAGCGCGTTACCTGTCTTCGCGGCAAACAACGCATCTGAGCCAACAATTTGGAGCGGGCGATATGCCATCCGGAAAGGATTCACATATCGCGCCGAGGAAAACGCATTATCGAAAGTTGTCCGTCCACCATCTCCGGTGCCAGAACCAGTAAGAGCCGACGCCTCGGAAATGTCAATGGCGACCTTCCGCTGTTCGTGGATTGATTGCTTGATTCCGTCTAGGACTTTTTCGATCATGGTCTTTCCTTGAAGAAAAGGGGGACTAAGCCCCCTCTATTACGCTGCCGCAGTGCCGGTCGAGCGATAGCGGATCAACGCAGCCGGGTCCTTAACCGAGGTGGCAAGACGCTTTTCACCGTAGAAGGTGATAAAGCCAGGAGCAGTCTGGTCGTAGCGGCGAACCACCATGTTCAGACGATCCACGATGGTGTGTGCCTTCTGCCAGTCACCGAAGTACATCGGGTAGCGAGAGGCAGTACCAGCAGCGGCAGTCGTCGGCTGAGACGGGTTGTCGAGGTACTTGTTGACCACAACGTCAAAGCCCAGCAACTGACCCACGATGCCGTCAACGCTCAGACCTTCGTTACGATTGAAGATCGGTGCGCCTTGGGTGTCACGCAGAGCGCGAATACCTTGCAGCAGGATTGGGTTGACCATGATCTTGCAAGCCGGCGTCCAGTATTCCTGGGGCAGCGCGTAGATCATGTTGATAACGTCCGTATAGATGATGGCGTTTGCACCAACCGTATTGACGTTACTGGTCAACTGGTCATACGTTGCCAAGCTATGCAGACCCGAGGAAGAACCCGTGCCGGTAGAGCCAAACGCATATGCCGAGGTCGTGCCGCCCGCGTAGGTAGCATTCGCGCCAGCATACTGATCCAGGCCGCGCAGACCATCAGCACCACCCGTGGTCACAGAAGTGCCCGTACCGGATTGGTCGTTGTTCTGCACCATCGACTGCGCTTCAGCCTGGGCAAACTCCATCAGCATGTCGTCCACAACCACAGACTCAAGACCGTCGATGTCATCCAGAGCAGCGGTGCGGATCGGGAATTGGACGTTGATGTCCTTCATCACCAATTGCCAGATCACCGTATCTTCGGTCGTGGGGGTGCCGTTATTTTGAATGCCGTAGCCCCACTGGACACCAGCATTGCCGGTCTTCACGCGGAACTGATACGAAGAACCATCGGTCACCGCGGTGCGAGACAGGCCGCGCATCGGGTTTGCCAGACGCATCTGAGCAAAGATCGGGTCATAGGCAGTGCGACCACCCTTGCCGTCACCGCTGGCAGTCAGAGCCGAGGCTTCCTTCAAGTAGGCTTGCATCTGCTCTTCGCTCTGGAACATCACCAGTTCCTTCTCAAACTGGGACTTGCCAGAAGAGAAAGACTTCAGTTGCTCACGAACGGCACGGTTCACATCCTGGCGAACAGACTTGGGCAGTTCACGGATGATGGCAGGAGCATTGACGCTGGCAACCTTGGCCTCCAAGGCGGCGATCTTGTCGGTGACTTCCGACTTGACAGCCTCAACAGCAGCTTCAATCTTTGCGGATTGCTGGGCTTCAATTGCGTCCAGCTTTTCCAGAATGACTTGAGACATCTTTAACCTTTCAGTTTTGCAGACAGGAGTTTGAGGAGTTCACGCTCTTCAAGAGCCTTGAGAATCTCCGCTTCGGTCACATCCGCATCAGACTCACTCAGAGGCGGCGCATCAGGCTTAACCTCAACAGCATCACGCTGTTCAAGCACTCGCCTAAACATGGACGCGGAAGTGACCGCATCCTTCTTGGATAGCCCAGCATCACGCAAGGCCGATTCCAGAACCTTCAAATCAGCAGTGCCGTCAGGTCGGAAGAACTCCAACTTCTTGACTTCTGCCATTGGATTGTTTGGGTACATGACAACAGAGACTTCGCGCAAACCACCCTTGGTGATCTGGAAGTAACCCTCTTCCATGTCATCCTGGCCGCACATTTCTCCGTTTTCTTTGACCATCTGGTACTCATCAGCGTAAGCACCGACAGAAACACCACCAAACATATTGGGGCTTTCCGTCATGATCTGATACAGGTCAGAACCCGCAGTGGTGTTTACATACAGCCTGCCGCAAGCGTTCATGCCCTCATCGTCAAACTCGAAAGAATCCCACTGTCCAACGGGCATAGCATCCGCGGCGTGGTTGACGAACATGGGAAGAGGGCGACCCTCTTTCATAAATCCTTCTGCCCAGGCAGCAAAACCCTCGGGCTTATAGAAGAACTTGCGACCGTCTGCGCCTTCCCGAGCCCCCCAGGTGGTGACTCGCGCCTCAATCTTCCCGCTTGCCTCTTCGGCCTTTTCGGGTAGGTGGAGTTTTGCTTCGCAGACTAGGTTCAGTTGTTTCATTAATGACCCCTACTTTACTTTGGTCAGTATCTTGTATTTTAGGGGCGATCCTAGCATCAAATGCAACAGATTGTCGCACCTGATTAGCCAATGCTACCAGAATTCGTGGATCAAGTCGTGCCAATGTTCATCCTCGTTCGTTGATTACCACCACCACCACCAGTGTCCTGGGCACTTGAGCCGGGAATATTTTGGTCTTTGCCAATTTCAACCAACTCATCCGCGCCGTCAATATTTGACATCCCCAAATATTCTCGCGCTTCGTTGGGAGTCAAGATTCCACCAGCAACGCCAGCCTTGGCAAAGTTCATCTGATCCAGCGGTGCCCCTTTGAGGAAGTCCCGCGTATCAAACTCAATGCACAGGCCAGGATAGTCGCGCAGGAGGTGCTGCTTCAGTTTTTGCTGCACGTTCACAATCAGCGGATACATGGTGGACTTGTAAAACTCATCCAGCATTGTCTGCGTATTGTTGTATTTGGACTCCCCGATTCCGATCATAGAAGGAGGAACTCCAAACACACCACAAATCCGCTTCATGGTCTGCAGTTTCAATTCACGCGCATCGGCGTCCTGCAGGGTCAGCATCTTCAAGGGTTCGTACTTCATCCCTTGGTCGAGCAACATCCCTTGACCAGGCTTAGACGGATCGGTTTTCTGGGAACCCGTCATGTTCGCCCAGGCTTCCTTCAGTCGAGCGGCAATCTCTTTGTACTTTCCATCGGGGATGACCGATTCAGTAACGAACATGCCGCTGGGTTTGGCCCCGTTGAGCATGACGTAGTTGGCATACAAGTCAATGTCCTGATCCAGACTCACCAACTCAACCGCTAGGATGCCCTTGTTAAAGCCAGCAGAGCCTTGCCATGCCATGTCCTTCACATGCATCACCTGATGGGCCTGCAGTGGCTCGTCGCGGTTGAAGCCGTACATCGGCGTGGACATACGGTAGGAAGGATACCTAGTTGGGGTGAGAGCCACCGTAATTAGGGTGCTGTCCAGAACGTACATCTCCATTGGAGTCTGCGTAGACAGTTCCTGATCCTTGCGCCACCAGAGAGTAAACGCCTCACCGCTCAATTCATGCCACATCAACCACTGATACCAGAACTCGTATTGCGACTGGAACTGGTTTGGCGTCTCCAGCAAAGACATAACCTGCCGAGCCTTGGCTTTGTTTCGAGTTGAAACATCAGGTCCGTCTAACGCATCTACTAGGCGACCATCCTCCAATCGGCACATTACCCGAATGGGAAGTTGCGAAATAGCCCTTGCTTTGGTGCCCACACATGCCATAACCGTCGAATTTCTCGACAGAGTGGTCATGTCTACATTTCGACCTGCCTCGTTGACGGAGGAAGTCGTTACATAGAGCAATTGGGTGTTTACGGGTACTCTTTTGGAGTTCGCTGCATAGGCAATGTTGTTGCCCAAAACACTCTGCCCAAAGAGCGTATTGCTCTCAGAAGCAGTTGTTTTCTTACGAAATACGTCCAAAATGCCCATGTCAGACCCCTTTTGCTACATATTACCACTCCAGCGATCTGAAGCCAAACGAATCTGAGACGAAGACGTTATCAATGTGGGCGTGAATAGCCATGATCATCGCAATGATGCCGTCAACCTTTGCTGATGGGTCTGCTTCGTTCTTCCGCACCTTGATGTTGTCGTTCACATCCTTGTAGACCTCACAGTTTTCGAGTTGCCAGCCTACAAAAGGATTCCCATCGTGATGGATAGCCTTTTGCATGATCAACTCTTCTGTCAATTTGCTTGGGGCTGACAGCATAGCCATACCCTGGCCCACCTTGACAACAGGAAGCCCGTCTGCATACAGATTGGCAACTAATGATGCGGCATTGTAGGGATCAAATCCGATCTGTTTTACCTCATGTACCTCACATAGCTTACGAATGTAGGCTTCAATTTCCCCGTGGTCAGTGACATTACCCGGAGTGAGCTTGAGAATCCCAGAAGCCTGTGCCTGTAGGTAAGTCGGTCGGTAGTGATTTGGAATGAACTCGAGAGACTCATCGGGTAGGAAGAACTGCCACTCAGCCCAGAAGTTGTCTTCAGCGGATCGGTGAAGCGTACAGATTGCATTAAGGTCACGGGAATGTGGCAAGTCAAATG